AAGTCTTTTTGGAAGTGGTTTCACCAGTCTCTTTATCAGTGACCTTTGAGGTTAGTATTTTCTCAACCGCATCATCAGGCTTGGCAATGTGCTCCTTACGCTGAAACAGATATTCTATCCTTATATTATTCTTAGTCCTCGTTATTTTAAAGCACCTGTCGCTCTTGGTTTTGGTTCCGCTGGCTTCAAGCTCCAAAGGCTCAAGTATCCATACGGAATAGCTGTCTTTCAGCTCTTCTATTGACAGGTACTTTTCATCAACATTATTTCTAAGGCATACTGTGTGGATTATTTTCTTTAAGTTATCAATAATATTTTCGGACAGAATGTTATTATCGCATATATCAAAAGTGAGCTGTTCCATAGTAACCTCCGATCATTTAACAGCACCAATGCTTTTCAGATATTCAAAGACTTCATGTTCACTGATGATTCGTACTTTTAAACCCTTTTGTTGATTCTCAAGAGCCTTTTTGATCTTCGTGCCGTAATTGCCGCCTGCCCATGCTCCGCTTCCGCTGCCGCCGACTACAAGATAATCTACCTTTGCAACCACCCTATCATGAAACTGTGCGCCAAGAGGAGTTAAGATATCCATAAAATCCCGCTTTGTGCCTATGTCAAAATCGCCAGTAAGGCAGATGAGCTTGCCGTTGAAGTCGAGTTCGTTGCTTTGACTTTCTCTTCCGGGAGCATTTGAGGCATTCTTCACAGGGTCAATAGCGTACAGCAGAACGCCAAGCAGATATTTTGCCTGAGCTATGCTTATAGGTTCGTTATTTTCAAAATGCTCTTTCACGCATTTTTCCGTTTCGGCGTAAAGCGTGTCATAAGGAAAATTACCTTTAAGGTCCTTGTTGTTTTCAAGCCATTCCCACAGCTGCCTTGCTTCGCTTTCACTGACCACATTATCTTCCACAATGTCTGCCAGCAGATCGTTAAGCTCCTGCAGGCGTTTTGTTTTGTCAGAATATTTTACTTCTCCGAAAAAGATATTGCTTTTGGGAGCGGGTACATATACAAAGTCGTCATGGGATTCATTATCAACAAAAAGTTTCTGGTAAATGCAGTGCGTAGCTTCTGCATCGGACAATGCACGGTGAGCTTTGGCGTTCTCGATATTGTAATACTGACAAAGGGTGTCAAGCTTGAAATTTGGAAGAACGCTGTTTAAAGTATCATTGCATTTTGCAAGGATAAGTGTATCCGAATAATTATTTTCAAGCATAAGTCCATAATGAGTGAAGCAGGTGTCCGCAAGAACTCTTAAATCGAAAGAAGCAAGATTATGACCTATAAGGACATCATTGCCTATGAAATTCATAAAACCGGATATTATGTCATCAATAGGCGGCTTATCCGCAAGCATTTTGTTTGTGATACCTGTCAGCGCACTTATTCCGTTCGGAAGCGGCATCTGAGGGTTTACAAGCTGAGAATATTCGTCAACAATTTTTCCGCCACGTATCCTTGCGGCTCCTATCTCAATTATTCCGCTGGAAGCGCCGAGACCTGTTGTTTCAAGGTCAAGCACAACATAATCATTCAGGTGGGTACGGACAAATTCTCCCGAGTAGGTGAGTCCTTCACATATTGCTGGCATTAGCATCACGTCCTATGTATTATTTTGCTAATATAGTTTTCCCCGTTCGGCAAATAATGCTGAACGGGGCTAAGATGGGACATTGTTAGTCCTTTTTGCCTGTGTTGTACATGATCTTTCCGAGCTTTTCGTTTATTTCTTTGAGAGTGCTGCTCATCTCATCGGTCTTAGCAGAAATATGTACTACAGACAGAATGAGAATGATTTGAATGATCGCCAGAAGCACAAGAACGATAATTGTTGTAGTGTTCATTGTATCCACCTCTTTTTAACATAAATATAAATTGGTGTTACGCAAAAGTGTAACGCTGTATATATAATTATACCTATTTACGTAAAAAAGTCAACTATAAATTAAAAGAAAAGTGCCTTTATTTTGAAAAAGTGCCGTTATTGTCGTATTATCTTATCTCGCTTAAATTTCAACTCACACACGTAAGGGTGTGACATAGCAGTTAATCAATCTGTTTATCAAAATACACCCACATAGCAAACTTGACCATATCCTCGGCAATGCCGAAATACTCAGCAAGCTGCCATATCTCTGTATTTCCGTCTTTCATCGCTTTTATCATCTCGTCCTTCGGGGCGAGCTTTTTTATTGCCCATTTATTGGCTCGATATTCCATACGTTCCCGAAGCTCAAGGCTGTGTTCGGTATAAAACGACATGGTCTCGCAGTGCCCCAGTTCGTGGGCAAGCACAGTCAGTAAATCTGCAACACCTGCAATCTGATCGTGATCTATTATTACTGTGCAATCTCCGCTGTCGTTGATAGCCATTGAAGGGCATCTTTGCAGCGGAGCATCAATCATAAGGATATCATCAGTCTCTGCAAGCTCACAGAGCTCAACGTAACTTGTCATTTATCAATCTTCTTTCTTCTTGTCTTCTTCCCTCATTCTGCGGGCTATCTGAGCGTATTTGCGAACATCATTAAGAACCGCTTCATCGACATCGGCAGTGCCAAACAGAGCGAAAGAAAGCTTCTCGTTGTCGTTCTGTTCTTCATTACCAACAAGGTAATCAACAGATACACCGAGAAATTCTGCAATTTCCCCTATGCGCTTCATATAAGCGGTACTTCTACCTTTTTTCCACTCCGATACGGCTTGCTTTCCGACACCAAGATGATTTGCAAGTTGCACCTGCGTTATTCCCTTTGCCTTGGCAACCTCTAATATTTTGTCAAAAGTACACATTTTTCTTACTCCTTTTTTGTAGTTTAATGAGAAAAGGGTAAATGTTTGTACTTTTCTATTGACAGTAAGTAATTTATGTACTATAATGTTTTTTGTAAGGAAAATACAACACATAGTCAATAAGAAACTGAACCTATGAGAACGGCAATTCTCATAAGCGAGAGTACATACTATTAAGTCCTTTATGCTTATATAGTACATCTTTTACTGACTTTTGTCAAGCTTTCCAAACAAAATAATTTAATATTTACATTTTTGCAACGAGGTGATAATTATTTACAAGCTTTTTATCGCAGAAGTAAAAAAGCAGCTTTCCATCAGAGGGTGGAAATATGCCGACCTCTCAAAGGCCACAGGCTACACTGTAGGAACAATCGAGGCGTTTATGTGCGGCGCACGTGAAAGTGAGCGCATGGCAAACTGCATCGCCCAAGTGCTGGGAATAGAGAGATGAGCCCTATTTTCAGTATATCACAACAACTGTGTGAAAATCAGGACAGGTAATAAGGAGGTGAGCGTATAAATGAATGTAAAGGAACACAAGAAGCCGCTATGTGATTACGGCAAAAGGGTCAAAATAGCCCTTATGGAAAAGAACCGAACGCAGACGTGGCTTATAGCAGAGATCAGTAAGAAAAATCCCGATATTTATCTTGACAGTTCCTGCCTGCACAGGATCCTGACAGGAACAATCAAAAGCGGCAAGGCTATTGCTGCTATTAACGATATTCTGGGGTTTTGAAAGGAGGCGGAGCGATGGAAGAAAACATTTTAAACGCAAAAATTACATCCGCATCTTTCGGATATTGCGAACACGGCATTTTGACTTTTGAAATACATCTTAAAGCATCGGACGGCAATCACTATATGTTCGGCGGATATGTTTTAGATGAACCTATCAGCAAAAATGGCAAGCGCTATCGTATTCCTACGCAAAAAGGGTTTGAGTGCTTGACCGAAACAATGAAGACTATTGGCACTGACCACTGGGATGAGCTTGAGGGCAAATGTGTGCGAATCAAGGTGAAGGATACACGGAATTTTATCAGTATATCGGTCATTGGAAATCTCTTAGAGGATAAATGGTTTGATATAGATGCCTTTTGGAAGGCGTGAATGTTCTGAAAAGGAGCGATAGAAATGAAAAACAAATATGAAGCACTAAGGTCACTGCTCAGGGAGCGGATAACCGTTTAATCGGCAAAGCCATAAGCAGTGTTTTTAGAGGGGACACTGCCACAGGCAGCAGAGCGGTAAATATCTTTTCTTATAGCATCGTTAGTTGGCATTCGGAAGCGTGATAGGTCCTCGTGCATATTCTCGAAGCGTTCAGAGATACGCCAATCAGATTCACAGCGATCAACGGTATCAAGGTCAAAAAAGAAAAAGAAGAAAGCAAACGCCCCCTTTCCATAAGAGGGTCTGAGCCTGCGGCAATGTGCCTTGAACGCAAGCTCATTGAAAACATCATACCGCAGTAAGCGGCAGATGTCAAGGCAAAAGCAAAGCCCCCGCAGGGCACACCACGGGAGCGGATAAGCGTTAAATGTCCGGTGTTGCCGCATTCAGCACAGCTTTTTGGATTTGCAGGTGTGTTGAACGAGGAATAGACATTCTTTCTTCATGCAGGGTTTCAATTCGCATGAGAATATCGCTATCAAAAAAGAAGAAAGCAAACACCCCCTTTCCGTAAGAGGGTCTGAATTACAGGAAATGTGCCTTTTCGGTAATTCATTAGTCAAATTATACATCTTAGGGAGTTGAGATGTCAACAGCAAGGAGGAAATCAAATGAGCAGACGTAAGCATACATCGGGAACCCAGAATAAGCGCACCTGCCTTTCTGCTGTCGAGCAGATGCAGCAGGAGCGCAAAGCCTTAAAAGCGGCCAGAAAGAAGTTTCCCAATGACCCACAGAAGGCAAGGGTCGAGGCGCAGCTGATAATGCTGGGAGCAATGAGCCGCAGTGGACATACGTTCGGGAGGTAAGATAATGTATAAGGTAATTGATACATACGACGGATTTGACGATGTCGTAGGAGTATTTGACACAGAAAAGGAAGCCAGAGCAGCGGCGGAAGAGCATGCAGAAGATACCGACGGCGAGTGCCAGGTAATCATTTACAGGTTTGTTTCGCCTGTCAAGGGCTTCGAGGTCGTAACGCACTAATACGTAAGGAGGGCTAAGCGTGAATATGAACAAGAAAAAGGCAAGGCCGTATATCTACAGTTGGGACGAGGTTCCGCTGTTCGTGGATATCCCGTTTTGCAGTAAGCTGTTAGGCATATGCTGTGAGACTATCCGCCAGAAGTGCGCAAATGGCAAGATCCGTGCGTTAAAAACGGACGCAGGCTGGAGAATATCCAAGGAGACCCTTATGGAATTTTACGAGAAGGGCGGGGTAATATGAAGGCCAACAGCGAAAAGGCATTTAGGGAAAAGAACTGGCGGACTATTTTCGAGACAATGGAAGATAACCTGCTGACCGTTCTGGACGTTCTTCACGAGGAATACGGCTTCGGCGAGAAGCGGCTTATGCAGTTCCTGCTTTCGGTACAGAATAAGGCGGCTCAGTATAACGAAATGCTGGACGATGGAGTTATTGACGATAAAACAGGCGGTCAGCGTGAGAAATATGCTGCACAGCTGCATGAGATAATCAAGACCCGTGCCAAATATCAGCTTCCGCCGTCAGTGGTGGATATATTTAATCAGTCTGCGCCTACAGCGGCGGAGCTCGACCGCTCGGAGCGCCAGAAGCGCAAAAACAAACAGGTGTCAGTGACCAAGGCGGCAGAGCTGCAGAACAGCTTGCAGACGGCCAGGGCATGGGCAATGAGTAAGGACGGTGCAGGACATGGGCAGGAAAGCAAAATATGAACCGATGACCGCATCAAAGAAGAA